GGGTCCCCGGCAGCGTCTGCAGCCCGGTGGGGCAATAGTTATCGTGATGACACGCTGGGGGCTGCGAGACTTGACGGCTCAGGTGCTTAAATCCGCGGCGCAGCGCGGCGGCGATGACTGGGAGGTTATTGAGTTTCCGGCGTTGATGCCATCGGGGAACCCACTGTGGCCTGAGTTTTGGAGCCTTGAAGAGCTCTCGGCGCTCAAAGAAGAACTGCCAAACAAGAAGTGGATGGCGCAGTACCAGCAGCAGCCCACCTCAGACGCCTCGGCAATCATAAAAAGGGAGTGGTGGAAGCGTTGGGAGAAGGACGAGCCGCCCGAGTGCGAGTACATCCTGCAGTCTTGGGATACTGCGTTCGAGGCAAACAACCGCTCGGACTACTCTGCGTGTACTACGTGGGGAGTATTCTTCAACGACGACACCAGTGCGTACAACATAGTTCTGATAAATGCACACAAAGATCGTATGGAGTTCCCCACGCTTAAGCGTGTGGTGGTGGAGCAGTACGATGAGTATCAGCCAGACATGCTGATCGTGGAGAAGAAAGCCTCCGGGGCGCCGCTGATATATGAGCTGCGGGCGATGGGTATACCGGTGCAGGACTACACCCCCGTCAGGGGTACCACAAACAACCCGAACAACAAGATGGCTCGCCTGAACTCAATTTCCGATATATTTGCTTCTGGTGTAGTATGGGCGCCTGAAAAGCGCTGGGCGGAGGAGGTCATTGACGAGATTGCCAGTTTCCCATCCGGTGAACACGACGACTATGTGGACTCCACAATCATGGCGTTGATGCGGTTCAGACAAGGTGGGTTCTTACGCTTACCGTCGGACCAAGCGGACGAGCCGGTTGATTACAAACGCCGTAGAGAATATTACTGAGGGTACATAAATGGCAATTGAACGCAGCTTGTACGAAATGCCGCAGGGTCTGCCGACCGAAGGTCTTGGTATTGAGATCGAGATGGACATGGGGCCAGCGGAGACTGAGATCACGATGCTCGAGGATGGCGGGGTAGAGGTTACGATCTCCCCAGAAAACGCCAGCGATGAAGACCTCGAGATGGCTCCGTTTGATGCCAACTTAGCCGAGTACCTCGATGAAGGTCTGTTGCTTGAGATGAGCACCGAGCTGATTGGGTTAATTGAGTCAGACTTGAACAGCCGCAAGGACTGGGCGGATACGTTTGTCAAAGGTCTTGATGTGTTGGGGTTCAGACCCGAAGAGCGCACCGACCCGTGGATAGGCGCCTGTGGCGTGTACTCAACCGTGCTGGCTGAGGCAGTCATCAGGTTCCAAGCTGAGGCAATGAGCGAGACGTTCCCAGCGGCAGGTCCTGTTAGAACTAAGATCATAGGGGAAGTAACCCGCGAGAAAGAAGATTCTGCCATGCGTGTCCAAGTGGACATGAATTATGAGCTGACAGATGTGATGACCGAGTACCGCCCCGAGCACGAGAGGATGCTGTACACCCTCGGGTTGGCAGGCTCTGCGTTTAAGAAAGTGTATTTTGATCCGAACATCGGCCGGCAGGTAGCGATTTTCATACCCCCGGAAGACGTCATCGTGCCATACGGCGCCTCTAATATAGAGAGTGCTGAGCGTGTAACGCACGTGATGCGTAAAACCAAGAACGAGATGCACAAGTTGCAGGCCGCCGGGTTCTACGCAAATGTCTCACTGGGTGACCCAGTGCCGTACCGCACCGACATCGAGGAGAAAAAAGCCGAAGAAGGCGGGTATTCTCTGACCGACGACGACAGATATAGCATTTATGAGATACACGCGGACCTCGTTATTGATGGTGTGGACAGCGAAGGTGATGAAGACGACGAAGATGCCCTGCAAATAGCCAAACCCTACGTGGTTACGCTTGAGCGCGGGTCTAATAAAGTGCTGGCAATCCGCAGAAACTGGAACCCAGACGACCCGTTGATGCTAAAACGACAGCATTTTGTCCATTATGTGTACGTTCCGGGCTTTGGATTCTACGGTTTGGGGCTAATTCACATCATCGGGGGCTACGCGAAGGCTGGTACCTCGCTAATTCGTCAACTTGTTGACGCAGGCACGCTGTCAAACCTGCCGGGTGGCCTAAAAACACGTGGTTTGCGCATAAAAGGCGACGATACACCCATAACCCCGGGTGAATTCCGTGATGTGGACGTGCCAAGTGGCTCAATCCGCGACAATATCATGCCGTTGCCCTATAAAGAGCCGAGCCAGACGCTGCTCGCGCTGCTGAACCAGATAACCGAGGAAGGTCGGCGTCTCGGGGCGATCTCCGACATGAATATCTCCGACATGAGTGCTAACGCACCGGTTGGAACCACCCTAGCACTGCTCGAACGGACACTAAAGCCCATGGCTGCGGTGCAGTCTCGGGTACATTACGCGATGAAACAGGAGTTTAAGCTCCTCAAAGCGATCATTGCCGAGTACGCTCCAGATGAGTACACCTACGTGCCTGATCGTGGGGAGCCACGTGCCAAGCAGACAGATTACGCCGTGGTGGACGTCATACCGGTCAGTGATCCTAACAGCAGCACAATGGCTCAGCGTGTGGTTCAGTACCAAGCCGTACTGCAGATGGCGCAGCAAGCCCCGCAGATATACGACCTGCCTCAGTTACACCGGCAGATGATCGAGGTGCTGGGGGTTAAGAACGCGGACAAGCTCGTCCCGACAACGGATGATTTGAAGCCTACAGACCCCGTCAGTGAGAACATGAACGCGCTGGTTGGCAAGCCGATGAAGGCGTTTATCCACCAAGACCAAGACGCGCACATTGCCACACACCAAGCGTTTATGCAGGACCCGCAGATTGCAGCGTTTATCGGGCAGAACCCCGCGGCGCAGCAGATTATGGGGGCGCTGATGGCGCACATAGCCGAGCACGTTGCGTTCTCGTACCGTCAGCAGATTGAAAACGCACTGGGTGCACCGTTGCCGGCGCCCAACGCCGAGCTGCCTGAAGAGTTGGAAGTTAAGTTGGCGAGCATGATTGCCGAAGCTGCGCAGCAGAACACCCAGCAGAAGCAAGCCGCAGCAGCCCAGCAACAGGCGCAGCAGCAGGCGCAAGACCCGATTATGCAGATGCAGATGCAAGAATTGCAGCTTAAGGCCGCGGAACAGCAGCGCAAAGCCCAGAAAGATCAAGCAGATACGCAGTTAGCCGCAGCAAGGCTGACGCTGGATGCCCAGAAAGCCCAGAATACTGCGTCGCTGGAGGCCAGCCGCATAGCGGCCATGACAGATCAGGCTGATGCACGACAGAACTTGGATGAAGCCAAGGCGATTATGGATATGGTAAAAACAAACCCGCCTCTACAGAGGTAACAACAATCACAGGAGTTAGAACCCTATGAGAAATGTAAATCGTAACCCCGAGCATATAAATGAAGAGCAGAATTATTATCTCGACGACGTAACAAAAGAAATGGTCAGGGCGATGTATTGCCTTAGTTATGATGCAGCAGTAGAGGAGCCTAACGAAGCAATGAAGTCCTCTCAAGCAGCATTAAACCTAGCAAACGCGCTTGCGGTTTTAACCCGTATCCGTATGGGGGAGTAACACATCATGGCTAAAACCGTCTTTGACGTGCTTGAAGAAAGGCTGGCTGTTGCCCAGCAAAACCAAGAAGAATTTATAACCGCTGGTGGGGCTAAAACCTTCGAGGGGTATAAAGAAGTGTGCGGAGTGATACGGGGTCTAGCTCAAGCACGAAGGGAACTGAAAGACCTTGCGAAAAACTATATGGAAAATGAAGATGACTGAACTTGAAAAACAACGCAAAGAGAAGATAGCACAAGCGGAAAAGGAAAAAGCGGAGTTAGAAGCTGCCATCCCTAAGCCAACGGGCTACCACATCTTGATTGCGCTACCCAATGTGGAAGAAACATTTGGGGAAACTTCGCTGTTGAAGGCAGATAAAACGGTCCGAGAGGAATACATACTCTCAACTATAGGTTTGGTTCTCGACATGGGCGATCAGGCATATAACGACAAAGACCGCTTCTCCGCTGGTCCGTGGTGTAAACCGGGGGACTATGTAATGTTCCGCGCAAACACTGGCACGCGCTTTAAGATCGGTACGCAAGAGTACCGTCTAATGAACGACGATTCCGTCCAAGCTACTGTACCCAACCCGAGAGCCATCTCTCGTGCATAAGGAGTGAGCTATGCCAATGCAACAGGTAGAGTTTGACTTTCCAGACCCCGACGCAAAAGCGGCGGCGGTTATTGATGTCGAACAAGAAGTTTCCGAGCCGGGTCTTGAAATTGAAGGCGCTGTCGGCCGGGTGACTATCGGTAAGAAAAAGAAAACGCTAAAAGTCGATGACGTTGAAATAGAAGTTATTGACGACACACCGCTCGGGGACCGTAACAAAAAGCCGTCTACTCCGCCCGAAGAGGTTACCGACGAAGAGTTGGAGAACTACTCCGACAAGGTTAAAAAACGAATTCAGCACTTCAGCAAAGGTTATCACGACGAGCGACGGGCAAAAGAACAAGCCCTGCGTGAGCGTGAGGAGCTGGAGCGCTTTGCTAAAGTTCTTGTTGACGAGAACCAGAAGCTCAAAGGTTCCGTTGATAAAGGTCACAATGCCTTGATTGAGTCTGCCAAAAAACAGATTCAAGTTGAGATGCAGGCCGCAAAACAGAAATATAAAGAAGCTTACGAGTCGGGTAACACTGACGCGATTATTGCTGCGCAGGAAGGATTGTATGGGGCGCAGATACGCATGGATAAGGTTAACAACCTTAAACCCCGTGCTGACCAGCCAGAAGCTTTACAAAATCAAAGCAATAATGTACAACAGCAGCAAAGGCCCCCTGCCCAACAGCCGCAAGTAACGCGGGATGATAAAGCAGAGGCTTGGAGAAACGAAAATACGTGGTTCGGTAGTGACGACGAGATGACAGCGTACGCACTGGGATACCATAGCAAGCTAGTAAAAGAGGGTGTTGACCCTCGCTCAGATGAATACTACGAGAAAGTAAATACTCGTATGCGAAAGTTGTTCCCAGAGAACTTCGATGAAGATATTGAGGATACACCAGAACCTCAGAAAGTACGGAAAGCAGCAAATGTGGTCGCACCCGCTACGCGGAGCACAGCACCGATAAAGGTGCGTTTAAGCGAATCACAAATCGCTGTAGCCAAGAGGATGGGAGTATCACTTGCAGACTACGCCAAACAGGTTGCGTTATTGAGGAGAACATAATGGCTGATAACAGATTAGACCGAGACTTGGAAAAACGTGAACGCACCCAACGCAAGTCGGCGTGGCGTAGACCCGAAGTGCTGCCCACTCCGAATCCGGAAGCTGGGTATACGTTTCACTGGGTCCGCGTAAGTACCCGAGGTCAGGCTGATGCAATCAATGTCTCTTCCAAACTCCGCGAAGGTTGGGAACCCGTGCGAGCAGTAGACCACCCAGAGATTTTCCTGAGTAGCATTGAGAACGAACGCTTTAAGGATAATGTTGTGATTGGTGGATTGCTGCTGTGTAAAGCGCCCGTCGAGCTGGTTAAGGAACGTAATGAGTATTACACGAACCAAACTAGGTCTCAGATGATCGCCGTGGACCAGAACCTTATGCGGGAAAACGATCCGAGGATGCCTCTCTTCAATGAGAGAAAAACTACGGTAACTTTCGGTAAAGGATAATTTTAGGAGTTAATCATGGCTACAACTGCCGCACCATACGGGCTTCGTCCCGTTAAGCGTGTAGACGGGATGCCCTACGCGGGCGCCTACTCTACGTTTCTGATTGATCCGGCTGGTGTTAACACCAACATCTTCTACGGAAGTGTGGTGTACATTAATGCTAACGGCTACATCGCCATCGTCACCGGTACCGGTGCTGATGCAACAACTAATGATTGGCCCACAGGCTCAACCAGTGTTACAGGCGCAATTGGCGTATTCGTCGGCTGCAGATTTGTTAATACTCAAGGTCAGGTGATTTTCAGTCAGTTTTACCCATCCGGTACAACCGGTGTTGTCCAAGCGTTTGTTGTGGATGACCCGATGGTATTGTTCCAAGCTCAGCTTGATGGCACTGCCACACAGGCAGCTGTTGGTACGAACACGTTCTTCGCTGCTGCTCAAAGTACTTCTACTGGTAATACAACTACCGGTAACTCTACGAGCGCTCTGGATGCAACGGTTGTTACTGTTCCTGCAGCTTTCCGTATTTTGGGTTTTGCTTCACCAGTGTCAGACGCGTTTCCGGACGTTCTGGTTAAAATCAACCTCGGCTTCCACAGCATGACTGTGAACACCGGAATATAAGGAGTAGGCGACTATGGCTATTTCACGCGCCCAATTACTCAAAGAATTGCTTCCGGGGCTTAATGCTCTGTTTGGCATGGAGTACGGTCGATACAACGATGAACACGCTCAGATTTTCGAAACTGAGACCTCAGAGCGTTCATTCGAAGAAGAAACCAAGTTGTCAGGTTTTGGTGCAGCCCCCGTTAAAAACGAAGGCTCAGCCATCGCGTATGACAATGCGCAAGAAGCGTTTACCGCTCGCTACACTCACGAAACCATCGCAATGGGCTTCTCCATCACTGAAGAAGCTGTGGAAGATAACCTGTATGACTCACTGTCTACTCGTTACACCAAAGCGCTGGCTCGTGCCATGGCGTACACCAAGCAAGTTAAAGCTGCTGCCATTCTGAACAATGCGTTCTCTGGCTCAGGCGTAACTTACGGTGACGGTAAAACTTTGTGTGCTACTGACCACCCGCTGGTATCTGGCGGCACCAACAGCAACACCCCGGCAACTCCTGCAGACCTGAACGAGACTTCTTTGGAAGCCGCGGTAATTCAGATCGCTGCGTGGACTGACGAACGTGGTCTGTTGATTGCAGCTAAGCCACGTAAGTTGGTTGTTCCGCCCTCGCTGCAGTTCGTTGCAACTCGTTTGCTCGAAACTGAACTGCGTCCGGCAACTGCTGACAACGACATCAACGCAATGCGAGCCATGGGAAGTATCCCCGGTGGTTACACAGTCAACAACTACTTGACTGATAACAACGCATGGTTCCTGATGACTGACATCCCGAACGGTCTGAAGCACTTCGTCCGTACCCCGATGCAGACTTCAATGGACGCCGACTTTGACACGGGCAACGCTCGTTACAAAGCGCGTGAGCGATACAGCTTCGGAGTGAGCGACAGTTTG